TATACACGTGTGTTACACGTGTTTACGACAAAGTCAAATGTCAGTGTTGCTTCACTTGTGGAACACTTGTGAAGTATCAGCTGACCCTGATTTTGTTGCAACTACACATACATTGTGTGTGTCTTAATGCTTTTTTATCTCCAGAAGACCACTGGGGTATCAAAACGAGAGAATTGGCAAACTCGACTCATTTAGGGAATTTTGGATTAGGTCTTGCCAGCTTATTTATCCAATCTGTACTAGTAATCCCAACAAACTGTATATTATGTAACATTAAGAAAATTTAAAAAACAAATAAAAATATTTTTAAACTTTACCCTCAATGTACTTAATTTGAGATGAGGCATTTTTTAAAATGTCGATGATGGAGGATATTATTAACGCCTTATATGGGCGACTGAATACTCTTTTTGGACTATAGGAGGGTGGTATTGCTTGATGCCACCTCGGATGATCCCTACCGGCGAAATATGCGGTAGGAGTACGTCTCTGTAACCTAGGGATAGGAGCAGGAGTTCGGTCTAGGTAATCTAAGAGTAGACGGCCCGTATAGCAGAGCGGAGATTAATGCAAGCACCGCTGAAGTATGGACGAGAAGAACAGACAGACCCGGGTATATCTACGGGGTCTTCGAGTTTAATGGAAACTTGAGGATAGTGATTCTCATGGGCAAACGCGCACGCTGATGGGTGATGTCTGACAATCCCATGGTGAAAGCGACCAGAATAGCTTGAATTCTGGTGATGACTACAAACGGGAGAAGATCGCGGTAGCGTCAAAAGCCAAAAAACCCCCAAGCAAGCTTCGTCGATAATTCCTGTCGACACATCCACTAACAAAGATACTATGCATTTGAATTACAAACTATAGAAATAATAATATTTAAAAACATAAATCGTTTAATCATGAGTGAATTTAATCGAATAACCGAAGATAACTTTGACATGGAGTACTTGTGTGAAATATTGCGATCGGACGCATTTTTCGAGGAAAAGGATAATTTGTTTTACAGAACTGTTAATTCGTTTGAAAGCGAAATTGACAGTGATGAGATGGATGGATTGGTTTCTATTGTTTCATATCGCAATATGACAGTAGGAGGAGTGCACTTAATGGAAGGCTTAAGAAGCACACTTTGGGATACCACATATATGTATGATTATTATGGATATATATATAGGATTCTGGTTTATTGGGGTCATGTGCATGTGTACTCGCTAGAGATATTTAGTGATAGAACGTATTATTGTAATTGTCACTATATTGAGCAAATTTCGAGTCTTGACACGATGTTTTTAAGATTGAGAGGAAATCCTCCAATTTGTAAACAGTCGTCTGAGATTTCCGAAAAAGATTTTTCCATTTCGAAGTTTCAAAAGTCTCGCTCTAGAAGAGAGACTAAGAGTAAGAAAATAAAAGAAACTTACAGGAAAATACATGACATGGACCTTGGCTCGCGGAAGAAAAAGGTTAAGCGTAACCTTTTGAAGAAAATGAGGACTGAACATATAAGTCCTCAGATGGGTTGCTTTGATGGAAAGGATGAGGAAACGTCAGGTGATACTAGAGAATGGTTTACAAACCATTCTAAGGAAGACATAGCTATGATGATAGAAAAAGCTTTTGCGTCATATGTTTTAGCTTATGGCGAGCTGCCAATTTATAAGGGTCTTTCAGCTATATTATTGATTTTTAATAAAAGCATTACATGTGAGACTTACAATATCATTTATAACATTATTCGGGATGTAAAATTTGAAAAAGCTACGTTAGCAAATTTCGTTGAATGGTTGCAGAGCTGTTTGACTTCAGTGAAGACTTTTAAAACAAATCCTTTCGCGGGTTCTTTCATGCGATTGGTGACGAAACTCTTTTCGTTATTTGTATGTCCTGACATTGGCGAATATATCGGATCGTTCTTTAGTTCTGATATAATTAGGAAAATTTTAGACATGTTTTCTACGGAGTATAGTCCTATTGAAAGTATTTTACAATTTATTACGTACATATGTAATGCGGTAAATGTTTTCGTGGACACGGGAACGATGGAAGGATTCTTACATACTCATACAAGTGATGATAGCATTTTTGATAGAGTAGTAAGTATTAGGATGGAATATAATGCATTCAAAACAGGTGATTTGGAAATGATTAGAGAAAATAAAAATTATAAGTTAAAATATGATTTAATCACTCTATTAAAGGATCTTACGTCGCACAAGAAGTCAAAGAAGGCTAGTGACGTTAGACAATTGGAAGGATATATTAATGAAGTTGAGTCTATGCTAATGTATATAGAGATTAAGGAACAGCAGTCTTCCGTTCGGAAGCAGCCTTATAGTATGTTATTAGCTTCTGGTAGTGGTATTAGCAAAACCTATTTGTCCCAAGTGATAGCTAGAGTCGTTGCAAAGGCGAATAACATACCATCCGATCCGGAGTATATTCACAATTTGAACCAGGCTAATAAGTTTCAATCAAATTGGCTCAATTCGACAACGACTGTGATGGTAGACGATGCTTCTGCAATGTTATCTACTAATACTGTCGCTTGTGATTTGGCCGATTTTCTGCTTCGATCGGCAAATAATGCTCAGCATGAATTGCTAAGTGCTGATGTAGAAATGAAAGGGAAAATGTTCAATAGGGCGTTGATAAATATGTGGAACTCGAATAGTTGGAGTTTGGATTTCCAGGCGAAAGCTAGGTTTCCCTCAGCTCTTAATAGAAGGTTTCAAGTTAAGATTGTAGGCGACGTGAGACCACAGTATAGAAAAACATCTTTGGACGGTGAGGTTGTTTCTTCCATGATAGATTATGATAAGATTCCTAAAGATGAGTTAAATCAAGTAGTTCTTGATGCTTGGACTTTCAAAGTCTACAAATGTGTTATTGCTGATTCTGGAATTAAAGTACCTGTATCATTAGCTACGCACGAGCCTGAACAAGATAATGCGTTCTATTATGAAATAGTGGAAAGAGATGGGAAGAAATTGGAAAACATATCTTTTGACGAGTTGTTGACTTTTCTCACTCAGGATTCTATTGACCACTTTTCTAATCAAGAAAAAGTATTGAACGCTTATCACAAAACGTACGATGACGGAAATTATTGTGATCATGGGATACCAACTGGAGCTACTTGCTCGCGTTGTCATTCCCCACCAAAAAAGATTACGAGAACTTTCCTAGACAACCTAAGAAGGCCTAAGTTAAGCAAAGATGATGGTCTGACCAAAGGATTAATAAAGCCTGTGTTTAGATATGATTATATGCAAGCAATGTGGGTCGAGGACGAGCTGATACCAGCTGAACCTTATCCAGCCATATATAAACAATCGTTGAAAACTAGAAGATACTTGAAATCTTTAGTCGATTCTGTTTTAGAAGGTAAATTTATGCCAAAGTTAGATTCGTTTTCCGATTTTAGTGATGAAATTACTTTGTTTAAGACTCTGTCTGCTAAATTTTTAGATACAATACAGTCTTGGTTTAATAAGTCAGTTTTCGATGTACTCTCATTGCTGATAGAAAAGTTAAGTAATTATATGGAAAAGATTCTTAAAAAACCGTATTCTTGCTTACCTAAGTCTTGTGAAGGAACGCCTATGGGAGCTATTGTACATGCACGGAATCCTATATATAGATTGCCACTTATAATGGACTACTTTAGTTATAGGTTGGAAAAGACAATCTTCGATTTTTTGTATTGGTATAGAGTTCCTATAACTTGTAAGAGAAGACTTCAATTGTGTCCCGAGATTTTGCCTAGTTATTGTGAACGCCACTTAATACCTATACCTAAGCGTAGATTTACATTTGCTTTGTGGGTATATAATAAATTTTGTAAGACCAAATCATCGCAAGAACTTCTGTATGAGAAAACACTTTCTACGCAATCTCCGATGGAATTTGTACAGGATTTTGGATGTAAAATTACGAATTTGGAAAAACAGGCTAAAACTATGTCTCCTGAAATTTTTAGAGACACACTACTGCCTTATCTCGGAGCCGTAGGTCTTGTAGGTTACTTTATACCGAGTTTTTGCAAGTCTTTCTCGCATATTTATGTTGAACAGCAAGCTGGTCATGAGCTTACTCCAGAGGAAATTGGAGTTATAGATAGTAAGCTTCCTGATTTATGGTATCTCGAGAAAGTCGAAAAACCTAAAACTCAGTTGGATGTTTGTGTACGAAGAAATTTTCATGAACTAGAAGCTGCTATAGTGAAGAATGTAATATATTGTGAAAACACGAGTAACAAACGTAGTTGTAATGTTTTCTCTCCTGATAATGGTGCTCTTATATTTCCTAAACATTTTGCGCTGGAAGCGAAAGACGATGTCATAAAACTTGTTAGAAGACCTCTTACTTTGAATAAAGCAACAAATAATACTTTGGAGTTTAAGCTTGTGGAATCTATGTTTTATGACTTAGGGGGAGATCTGATGTTGGTTTATGCTCCTCAGACTATGGATCATTCGAGGACGAAGAATATAATGGATTGTATTGTGAAAAGTCCAGCATTGTCTACTTCTGTCTCTAGTACGTTATACCGAGACAAGAATGGAAATGTTGTTACATATCACGCTACCCAAATGGAGTTTATGACTGGCCTGGATAACGAATGTTTACAAGAAGGAGAAGTTCCTAAAAATCCCTTCGATGGGTATCGAGGAACAGGAGATAACTTTTTTGGTATGTGCGGTAGTCCTGTAATAGATGTACATTCTAAAAATTCTGCTATTTTGGGAATACATGTTGGAGGAAACGTTGCTTCTCGTATTTGTGTTTCTCAAGCAATTAGTTATGACGAAATTAAGAAAGCTATTAGTAGTTTTTGTGGTAAGGAAGGCATTATGAAGCAAATGAGTCCGGTGCTTAAGGCTTATGGAAAAGTCCTTGAGGTTTCAGAACCATATAGAAACAATCCTTTTTATGGTAAGCAACTTCCTAATGTAGAATTGCTAGGCTCATTAAAACAAAGGGTCACTCCAGTCGCCAAGGTGGTGTATACTCCAATAGCAGAAGATGTGCGAAAGTCGTTCAAAATCGACTACCGTTGGAAAGCACCCGACTTTAAGTTTAATAACGATAAGCGACACGGTGTTAATAGCTTGATAAGATCTATAAGCTCCAAATCTGTGTTTGTACATCATACGGAACTGAGTAAGGCTGTTACTGATTATTCAATTATGATTCGATCTGCTTTCAATTCTCATAGTGATTTCTGGAAAGAAGAGATACGGTTGTTGAATGACTTTGAGATAGTTAACGGCGTCCCTGGAAAGAAGTTTTTAGGTGGCATGAAGATGAACTCCAAGTGTTCCCCTTATCTACCGGGAAAGAAGAGTGATCATGCAACCTTGCAGGATGGATATTGGGTTCTAGAGCCTTATATATGGGATGAGTTCAATAGGAGAGAGTCAACGGCAAAATCTGGGGAGTTTACTCCGGAGCTGTGTACTCAATCTTTAAAGAACGAAGCTACTCCGATTGAAAAGGTGGAAGCGGGTAAAGTGAGAAGTTTCTTTATGTACGATATAGCGACACAAATGCTGTTAAGAAAGTATTTATTGACTACGTGTAGGTTCTGGTGTTTAAATACGTCAAAGACAGAGTGTGCTGTTGGTATAAATCCTCATAGTACGGATTGGGATACCATGTACGCCGAACTTGAGACATTTCCGAATGTGATAGCATTAGATTTTAAAAACTTCGATTTAGGTATACCTTATGAGGTTTTTAGGGATGCTTTAGATATATTGTTTATACCATTAGAAATGTCGCAAAATTTTGATGTAGAGATGTCCCGTATAGTTGCCAATATTAAACATTTATTATTGAACACTTTATGTGATGTTAGTGGTGAATTAGTAGTCTTGATGGCAATTTTAGCTTCAGGTACCAACGTCACTTCTATACTGGGTTGTATTATAAATGCTATTTATAACAGAATGGTTTATTATAAAATATACCCGAATATTAGAGAATTATTTGCTAAATACGTCTGTCTTCGTACGTTTGGAGACGACGTTATTGGAAGTGTGCACAAATCACTTTTTAAACTGAATGTTAAGAATATGATTACTGCTTTTAATGAGATGGGTATTAGAGCTACTGATATGCACAAGCAAATTAATTCAAAAGTCGAATTCTATAATGTTAATGTTGTAGAATTTTTAAAAAGAACAGGTGAATATAACAAGGACTTTGGTTTTGTGGTAGCTCCATTATTACTAAAGAGTTTGTTCAAAATGCTCTCGTGCCATGTTCCTTCGAGGTCGATGAGCATAGAAGCCATAACAGGTCAGTGCGTAGATAATTTTCTACTGGAGGCTAAATTTTTGGGTAGAGCTAAATATGAAGAGTTTCGGGAGAAAATATCAACTATAATGGTAAAGCATCAGCTAACACATTACTGTTCAAATCTTGACAAAGATTATGACCAGATGGTTTCAAATTGGAAGGAAAAATATAAGTCGGAAGGACAGATTACCAAATTGACACAAAGAGATCGGATGTGGATATTTAGGCATTTTTTCGGCTTCAATTCTGATCACAAAACCTGGTTCGGATGGACCCAAATTAATAATAATAACAATAAAATAGAGACAAGAACTCCCGGTGTCTTAAAAGGAGAAGTCGTCGAAGAACTGGCGCAAATTTATAAACAGTCTTCTGAAAATGAGACTGAAAAACAGAAACAGCAAGTCATGACGTTTGTGGGCCCTAAGGAAGATGAAACGCTAATGATAGGAGGCGAAATGCCATTGGCAAGGGACTTTGCTAACGATACTTCTATAGCGGAGTTTTTGAAAAGGCCTGTGAAAATAGCAACCTTTGAATGGGGGGCTTCAATCTACAATGCCGAGATAAATCCCTGGGAACTACTGTTAACGAATAAGGCGATTTCTAATCGGATGTGTAATTACATGCTTTTCAGAGGGCGATGTAAGGTAAAATTTTTAGTGAATGGGAATCCCTTCTATTATGGTAGGCTCATGGTCTCATATGTGCCTTTCTTTACCAGAGATTCGTTTATTCCTAAGTCACACCTGCCTTTGGCAGGACATGAGCGATATTTAATTACGCTCTCACAGTGCCCAAGTATATACATCAATCCCACTAGCTCCACTGGAGGGGAAATTTCCCTCCCATTCTTCTGGCCACAAGACTATATAGAGTTAGCTGATGTACCTGCAGACAGAGAGTTAGGACAGCTAGTTATTAGACAGATGGTCCCTCTAAAGCATGTAAATCGGGATATTTCAGCTACCTTGGATACCATTACTGTAAGTGTGTTTGCGTGGTTTGAAGATGTAGATGTCCAAGCTTCAACTCAAGGTAGGCCAGAAGGGATCTCTGCTCAGAGTAGTAGGGAGAATGAAACCGTTAACAAGCCGGTTTCACAGGCTGCTACAACTGTGGCAAGCTTAGCCAAGGTAGCAGCGGAAGTTCCAGTTATTGGCCCTTATGCCTCTGCAATTGAGAAAGCCGCAACTCTTACTTCAGCAGTAGCTTCTTCTTTAGGATATAGCAAGCCGGAAGTTACCACGGAGCCTAGTATGTTGGTGCCTAAAGCAGATGGATATAGTGCGTGCACTAATACCGTAAGCGATTGTTTTAAACTTACTACTGATATAAAACAAGAAATTACTATCGATCCTAGGACTGTTGGTTTAGGCGATAAAGATGAGTTGTCAATAGCTTATATCGCTCAAATCGAATCATACTTTGGTAGTTTTACGTGGTCGACCGATAATCCCACTGAAACAGTGAAGTATTCTACTCAGGTTACTCCTACTATGTATGATGAGGACACTTCTGCAAACACATATATGACAGCTATGTGCGGTGCAGCCATACCTTTTCTTTTCTGGACTGGAGACCTTATTTGGAGATTTTCAGTTGTCTGTTCAGATATGCACAGGGGAAGGTTAGCTATTGTGTATGACCCTTTTTCTGGATATGGAACTAGGCAAGATAATGCCGCATACACCGAGATTATTGATATATCGGAAACTAAAGACTTCGAGGTAAGAATTTCACCGCAACAATCAACACTATGGAAAACGATACCTATTAATTGGAATAATGTCGTTTATTATAGGGCTGACGGAAATGTAATGCTAAACAGTCAATTTGGTAATGGTGTGTTGAGTGTCTATGTATTAAACAGACTCACCACTCCCGCATCAGATCCGACATTGAACACTGATGTAAAGGTTCAAGTCTATGTGAGAGCTGCCGAGAATTTTAGAGTGTCAGTACCTACTTCTGGTATCAGTAGACACTCCTGTATATCTCCACAAAGTTCCAATCCTCCGGATGAATTAGTAGCCCACGAAACGTCATATGATGGTAATCTTGATAAGCTTTATATGGGAGAAAGAATAGATAGCTTTAGAAACTTATTGAAAAGGCCAAATATGTACCAAGTAATATTTAGAGATCCTACAGTTCAAGATAGAAATAGATATCATTATTTCCAGAACACCTTTCCTCAATATCGCGGTGGTCCGGATGATGTAAATGGTACTACAGGCTCTGGGAACAACCTCGTGTTTACTTTGATGAACCATCTTATGAGTGCATTTAGCGGATTTCGAGGTTCTGTTCGCCATAGAATGATAATGATAGATCCTGATATTTTATACTGCTCTCTGGGACGTTCTTTTGAGTCTGGTTCTGATTCGTGGCTTGTTTCTGCCACGCCGACAAGTCGTCCGGCTGCAAACTCTTGGGACCATCTCGCGGTTCCTACAAGGAGCGCACAGATGGGAGCAGCATACTGTGTTCCTAAAGTAAACCCTATTTTGGAGGCTAATTTTCCTTTCTATTCTAGACGTAAGTTTATACATGGGAGGCCGAAGCGAGTTTCGGAAGCGGAATATAGTGAAAAAGCAATGCTGTCTATATTATATCTCAGAGATGGGGCTGTACCAAATAGAAGTGTTGCAGAACATTATATTTCAGCAGGAGAAGATTTTACGTGTTTCTTCTTTTGTGGATGGGCTCCTCTTAATATGAACAGTGGCGGATGAGTTTTAACACGTAACAAAATTAAAGGTAGGA